CTCGGCCTTTTTCGCCAAGTCGGGAATCGCTGCGGTTACGTCCTCAATGGATTTCCTGATGTCAGCCGCAACGCCAATCGGGCCGGGGTCTTTTAGGCGAAATTCCAGTCAGTGGGCTTCTGATATCCAGGCAGCAAAGTGTCGGCTCGCGACTTCAGAACATCGCCTTCAGCCTTTGTATATTTCCCATCCTTCACTGCTTGATCAATAACCGCATAACGCTGGTCTCGATCAGCCAAAGCACCGGACTCCGGGTAAAGTTCGCGGAGCAGTGGACCTAGATCATCCCTAAGGCGCTTCATGCGCTCCATCACACGGTCTGCGGCCTTCACCGAACGATCAACCATCACAGTATCAAGACGAGCGATCTCACGCGCAATGTCGTCCACCATGTCGGGAATGTAGGATCGGCGGGTGACCTTATCCCAGAGGTTGAAGAACGTCTCCCGGACCTCTTCGACCTTAGCTTTTGCGCTTTCCCAAACTGCCGACAATCTTCCAATCAGTGCCGACTTGATGTCGTTCACCATACGATTGACCGATGCTACAGCGCTCACCCCCATATTGGCGAAGCCCGCGATAGTTTCGCCGAAAATAGCCTTGGTATTATTCCACCAGTTGCTGATCGCTGCTCCAGCCTTTTGGAAACCCGCTTGAATTGTCGTGCCGTTCTCCCGCGCGGCTTTTGCGCTACGCGCATTGTAGGCATCAAAATCATCGGCTGCTTTCTGCAACCAGTCGGAGGTTTCGCGCAGCTTCACGCCGAATTGCCGCCAGCCATCATCCTTCGCTAATTCGGCCTGCGTTTTGGATGCATCGACTTCGAGCAGGCCGAGTCCTTCGCCAATCGCAGTAAGCTGATCGATTAGCGGTTGAAGGCGAGGGGCAATATCATCCCAGTTCTTCCAGACAGCGTAAGCAATGCCCGCCACCGCGATCATAGGACCAAACGCTGAGGCAATGCCTACGATGCCGCCCCGTATAGCCGCCATTGCTCCTTGCTGGGCACCGATAACCTTCAGCGTGCCAATAAACGGAGCCATCGCGCTCACAAGTGGCCCCACCACCATAAGCACTGGACCCAGAGCCGCAGCTAAAGCAGCTCCGATTACTACCGCCTTTTGCATTGGCTCTGATAGATTGGCGAAAGCCCTAGCCATGCTCGCAATAGCCTCTGCAACCGGTTCGATAATCGGCAGAATTGCTTCTCCGATCACATCCATCGCCTGGCCAATAGCAACTTGCGCCTTGCGCCATGGGGTGGCGTCCGCTGCGGCTTCCGCCGCACCCTTAAACTGCTTTTCGACTTCCTCGAGAATTATGCCTTGCGCGCCAGCCACGTCGCCAGCCTCGGTCATAGCTTTGATCTGTCTCTTTTGTTGCTCAGTAAACTGAACGCCTACCCGCGTCAGAGCGCTAATGCCCTCGACTGGGCTATTAAGTGCTTTTCCAAGCATTATCGCAGCGGCTTGTGGTTCACCGCCCAATCGAGTGGCCATGTCCACGGCAGCCTGCTGCGCCCTATCAAATTCGCGGCCAGCAACGTTTCCAAAAGTGAGAAGGTTCGCGGTGACTTGCTTTAGAATGAGATCGGCATCGTAGAGCGACCTCATTTCTATCGCATCGGCTGTCTTGCTGAGTTCTTTGCTCGTTTTCCCAGAAGCAGAGCCCATTGACCTAAGGGCAGATTCTACGTCTGCCATCGCCCTCTCTTGGTCAACAAATCCTTCAACCGACTTCTTCGCAAGAGCGACCAGTGGGACAGTAACCCCCACGCTCATCTTTGCGCCAATATCTCCTATTTTTTGGCCCATGCGCTCAACGCGGCGAGTGGTGGCTTTTATTTCCTTTTCCACATTGGAAAGACCAGACTTAAACGTCCCACTTTCTAATCCCAATGAAATCAAGAGACTTCCGAGCATTGTGGCCACGATAGGTCTCCTTTTGGAAAAGCTTATGGCGGCGAAAACCTATCTGGCTTCCACTCCCACGGCATTTTTACAGATTTTGAGCGATTACAGGTCAGACAAGACCCGCGAATGTTCGAGGATATATGTTTCCCGCCCCTGATTAAGGGGATGAAATGGTCAAATTCAACAATAGGGGCTGTCTCGCAGTAGAAGCAAATGCCGCCCTGCTGTTCTTCGATTGCACGGTATTCGGCTGCACGAATGTAGCCGCCACCTGCCGCTTCTAGTGCGCGACGGTCTCGGCGATACGCCCGGCATAGATCGGGATTTTCAGCGCGCCACAGAGCGTTCTTCGCGAGATGCTTTTCCCCGTTTTTCGCGTAGTTACGCTGCCAAAGCGCTCGAACCTTATCCGGGTTAGCATCTCGCCATGCCTTATGCCGTTCACGGCAAGCATTCGGGTTTTCGTTGCGCTCCCTCTGAACGGCGACTGCGTGCGCTGCGCGGCGTGAAGGCTGCGTTGCCCATCGCTCACGATCATATGCTTTGGTGCAATCGCGGCATCGTTTTTGAAGGTAAACTTTGCCGTTTCGCTCGCTCGATTTGGGAAAAAAATCCAGCGTCCAAGGATATTCGGAATCACACTTGGTGCAACGCATCGAAGGCGCTACTTGTGCCGCAGCCATATCGAACACTCCACGTTCGGTTTCGGTCAGGGCCGGGTCGCTGTTAGCGCAGCTTCCCGGTCCAATTTTTATGGCAGGTTCACTCTATTTCAGCAAGACACTCGGCAGGTTCTGAAGGCCAAATTGAGCAATCATAAAGAGCGCGTTCCATATCACTGGCACGGTTCACAAGAAACTGGAACGACATCGCCTCGCTTTCTCTAGTAAGCATTGGCATCGCGGAGGCCATATTTTCCGGTTCGCGCCATCCCATAAGGTTGCAGAACTGCAACCCTTCGCACTGCGCTTTCCCGTAAGAGATCAGTTCATCCTTCGTCGCGCCTTCAGGTATCTCGAAAGCGTAAAACCCGTTCCCGATTTCATTCGGTTCCGCGATGGTGACGCCATCGCTAACATTCTCGCTGGTTTCAGGTTCAGAACAAGCCGCCAAAGCCGTCAGTAAGGCCCCGAGGATTATTGTTTTTCCCATAATCTTCCTCCTGCGCGACCTTTCGCGCAGGATCGATAAAGACGCAACCGCCTCCTCAGTTCAATCTCTCGACCGTCACGCCGTAACCAGACAATGCCAGAGCATCCCATTGCGCGAAGATTTCTTCGAGCGATGGCGGCGTAGGGCGGCGCGGAAGATATTTGCTCAGGTCTTCAAGGGTCTCCGCCCGGTTCAGACGAGCCGACCACCAGGCAGAAGCGATCATCCGTTCGTTGGCGTGTTCGTGCATCTTCCGCCGCCCACCCATAATGGCGGACCACGTTTCAACGGTCTGATCCCAGAACTCTCCGGGAGAAAAGCCCTCCGCACACCAGGCGGAGAGCATTTTCATCCAGCGCGTTTTTTCGTTGGGGTCTTTTTCTTCGGCTTCACCCGAGGAGGGTTTGCAGCATCGTCTTCCACCTCCGGGTTGATGGCGCGGAAAATGAGCGTGAAAGCGCCGACAAGGGACATTTCCTCATAGGCTTCTTCCGCCTGCTCCTGCGTCATGCCTTCAGTGCCAGCGGCGAGCATATCCACCAGCACGCCGACGCGAACATCACCGATCGCATCCAGCAGCTTAACCGGATCCTTATCGAGATCGATGTCGCCAGAGATATTGGGCGCGACCATGCGGGCAATGCCGTAGAAGCCCTTGTTATAGCGCTCCTCAAGCTCGCGCTGGACCTTGAACGGGAACGCCAGTTCCCATTCTTCTCCTAGAGCCTCATACCTCATGCGCCGGCCGCCGCTTCAGTGATCGCTCCGGTTACCCGAATCGAGAGCGTCTGCTGCTTCACGTCTTCCAAACCGATTTCGGGTTCGGAAAGCGACTGGACGTAACCGTTGCCGGACACCTTGCGCAACGGCGTGCCATCCGAGTCCGAATAGACCACCTCCCAGGACCGAACGTCGGCAGCGGTACGAGCGGCGCGCAGTAGCGTGTCGGTAGCCGACCCGCCCACGTAATTCAGAGTCGCCTCAAGCGTGCCTGGATCGCGCATTGTGGGAATGAACGAGCGATAGCGGTTTTCCGCGTCAAGATCGGTCGTTTCAGCTTCGCCGAGCGTGGGGTTCGGGGGCGTGATATTGGTGACACCTGCCAGCTTCACCAACGAGGTCCCGTCGTGAAGATAGAGCGCGCTTTTCCACCCGATCGATTCTCCGGCCATGGTCATTTCCTCATAAAAAAGGGCCGCAAAGGCGACCCATGGTTCAATCTTTTCGGCCTATTCAGCCGTTGTGGTAGAACCTCGCTTCCACGAGGCAGTTGTGAACATAGCCGGTGGCCGTGTTCGTTCCCCGGTCGAACCAATCCGGCTCGCCCTGAAGTGTGATAACCGTGTCTCCCACGGTGAAGCTTCCCTCAATCGCCGCCAGAACGTCGTCTTTCAGCGTCTCGGCTGCGGTGTGACTATTCGCGAAGCAACTGATCTGCACTCGGCCCGAAGCGTTGCCGGTTGCCCCGTCCATATCGCGCTCGACAGTCTCGTTGATCGTTTGCAGAACGATAGCAGGAAGCGGCGTATTTTGTGGGCGAACCACCCAGTGAACTTCCGGCGTGATTGCTTTCAGGTGAGCGCGAAGGGCAGCTTTGAAGGCCATATTTTAACCCCGCTTCCCGACCTTGCTAATCTCGGCCCAGAGTAGGTCCCCGATCATATTGAACGCGGTCATTTTCTGCGTTTCGAATGCCCGCCGCCCGGCCGGATTGGCAGCCTGGTCCTCGTCACCGAACTCTTCGATCGTCGCGTAGATGGGAAGCCGCCCGTCTGGCGCTTCGCTTGCGTCGATCCCCACATAGCGCTCGACAATATCCTGCCCCGGACCTCGCCGGAATTTGCGAGTTGCGCGTGTCTGTGCGCGGTTGCCGATCTTAATTGATCGCTCCAAATCTCCGCTGACCTTATCGACGCCGCGCTTCCATTCGTCGCGAATCGGAACCGCGGCCTTATCAAGCGCTCGGCGTGCGATGCCCTTCTTGCGGGCCTGCGATATGTCCAACTCCTTCAACGCGGCCTCAAGCTCTTTGCCGCCCTTGAACTCAACCTTCATCGTCTGCGGTCACGACGATCTGAATTTCCTCGCGGTGTGCGGTTTCCTCCACACCCACGATGTCGAACTTGCGATCCCCGACCGAACGCTTCCAAACCAGCTTGTCGGTTGCGAGAATGCCCGCTGTTTTCGTATCGAACCTAACCCAGAACGTGCCGGATGCTTTCGCCTCGCGCCCTAGGTTTTCGAATACCTCGCCGGGACGGGCCGCTTTCCATTTCGCTCGACGCTCACAATAGGTTTCAAGCGCACCGGGGACCGTCTCAATTCCGTTGTCAGTAGGCTCACCGTGTCGCTGGATCACGATGCGCTCGCGAAGTTCTCCAGCCTTCACACCTGCAAACTCCGATAGGGACGGCAGAGAGCCTCTACAGCCATCATCGCGGCGCTATCGCTCTCTCCGGTGCGCCATTCGTCATACTGCGCTCGAAGATGCACCAGAACGGCGCTGTCGAGGTCCGCAGGGGTGTCGGTGTAACCCGCCGTGTAAGTCAGCACGACAGGCGTGTTCTCGGCCATGTTAGGCCACGAGGAAGCGGGATAGACCCGATCGCGAACGATCCGCGCGTCTGCGATGGAACCGCCGCTATCGTCAGCACCCGTATAATCGATCGTCAGGTTCGCCGGGTTCGGGCCGTAGAACAAAGGCAGGTAAGAGAAAAAGGCGCTTTCGTCCTGCGTTACTTCACGACGAGTCAGCAGCTTGCCAGTGTGATTCTCGACCCATGCGATTGCCGCCGCCAGATACTGCGCGACCAGCGTGTCTTCTTCGTCGTGGTCAATGCGCAGATGCTGCTTGGCGAGGGTGAGGTCGATCATGGGTTAGGACTTCTTGCCCTTAGGCTTCGGCGCGGCCTTTTC